AATTTTCAACATCTTCAATTAATGATAATCTAAATTTAATATTAGCTGTAACCCCTTCTTTACTACTTTTTTCATTAGATTGAGTATTATATGAAGGATCTTTTTGATTTTCTATAATATCTATTTCAGATAATAGCAAATCTTCATTAGAATCTAAAGGTTGTTCTTTATAAGAAATTTTATTCTGTTCAAAAACAGTTTTGACATTTTCAACAATCTCATTTAAATTATCTTTTAAAGCAATTTCTAATCTATCAGCAACATCTTCAAAATAAACATCATCAGAAGTTCTTAAAAATTCAATTCTTTCTCTAAGTTTAGCAATAACTGCCATTTTAATAGAAACCGTTTCCTTTTCTAAATCAATATTATTAAAATCAACTTTTAAATGATTTTTAAAATAATCATTAGTTAGAACTTTAGTAAGTTGTTGAATTTCTTGATATTCAAATAAAGAATTTAAACTTTTCTTATTTTCTATAAGAATTACTTTATTATAATCTTTGTCTAAATAATACCAATCACCTGTTTTATCATTTTGATATAACATAGGTTCTCCATTATCTTCAGTTCTGTCAATATAAGATATATTAGTTTCTAAATTTTCATAACTATTTTTATAAGCATCTTCCCAATTACCAAACTCTTTAATGAATTTATCATCTTTAGCAAAAGAAGAATGAAGAGTTTTTGACAACTCCTCATCTCCATTAAATGCTGTTAATATTTTATCATACAGTTTTGATTCTGTACCGTTTACTATAAACTTACAACTCATAATTATTTACATTTTTTTACGTATTCTTCTCCATATTTAGCTTTAAGACTTTCTAATTGTTTAAGATTAGCTTCAATAGCTGTACCTTTTTCAACTTTATCTTTCAACATAGTTATTGTTTTAGTATCTTTCTGACCTTCTAAACCTTTAGGTTCTTTAAATACCTGTTCTTGTTTATCCATTTGCTGTTTATTTTCAACTGTATTTGGAATATCTGAAGATGATACAAATTTATTAGAATCACTTAAATCTTCTATTACAGTTGTTGATTCTGGCAAAGATACGGTTTTATTTTCAATATTCCTAGTATTATCTGAATTATTTTCTAAAGCTTTTAATTCTGCATCATATTTAGCATTAATTTTTTCAACTAATTTAGGCTTAACTACAGTTTCTATAAATTCTTTTGCTTCTTCTATTGAATTAAAATCTTGACTTAAAGCTTTAGAAAATATAAATCCAGAAGAAGTATTTGACTTTAATGATACTTTAACTCGTTGTTCACCATTAATATCAGTATAGGTAAATTCATATTCTGTATTACCACTAACTATTCTACCATCTCCTTTAACTTCTAATGAATTGATATCTTCTTGCCTTCTTTTTTCAATATCAGTAATCTTAGTTTTATTATCTACTTTCTTATTATCACCAAAATCTAAACCTTCAAAATTATTACTAGCTATTTCAGCACCTGCATCAGATACTTTAACTTTACCTTTATTCTCTATTTCGAGTTTTTTCTCTGTAAATAGAGGTTTATATAAATCTTGGTCTTCATTATTTAAACTTTTAAAACCTTGATATAATTCATCAATGGTTCTAACACCTTTAAGTCTGTCTTCAATTTCTGTAATAGATACGGATTTTTTAGTCTGTTTTGTAGGTTTTTTATCTATTTTTTCAGAACCTTTAGTTGTAACTGTGGGACTTATGAATAAATTAGTATATCCTTGAAATGCTGGTTGATTAACAACTGCATTAGTAGATAATATTTTACCTTCAACTAAATATTTAATATAATTAGCAGAATTAGCAGCTAAGTTAGTTCTTTGATTATCTTCTGCAGTTTTAGGTTTAATCTTAATTTGATGTCTTTTATTTTGATTTAAAAAATAAGCAACTTCCATAATAACATCATCTATATTTCCAGAATTAGCTTCTTTTTCTCCATAATATAATACACCATCTGTAATATTAATTCTAGATTTTATTTTATCAGATTCATAAACTAATAAATCTATAATTTCACCTAATTTAACATCATTAGTAGATTTATCTTTTGGAACAATAACTTTTAATTCCTTACTAAGATTTTGATTAATTAATTCTAATAAATCAGTATCTTTAACTTCAGATAATGTCATATTAGAACTTCCTTCAACTTTTAAAAGATAACTATAAATTGAAGCTAATGTATATGATTTATTACCATCTAATTTACTAATATTAAGTTTTAAAGGAAATTGAGATATACCATCTGCTTGTGGAATCATTAAATAAATTTCTCCAGCAGCATAATTCTTAGTTCTATCTAAATCTTTAGTAAATTTATTTTGAAAAGCTCTAGTTTGACCAGTTAATACATTTTCTAATTGACCGTGAATATTTACAAAATAAGTATTTTCTTTAATATACTTTAAATCTGTAACACCAGCTAAATCTAAAAGACTATTTTCAGCAATTGGTGATTCAACTTGTAACACACCTTTATATTGACCTGTTATAGTAGAATTCATATCTGTAATAGGAATACCATTAATAAGATTAGTTATTAATGATTTTCTTAACATTTCTGTTTCAGGATTTATTTTACCATTAACACGTCTTGTTTCAATAGGTAAATAAGCTCCCTCAGTTAACTTTATGTTAATTGGTAGATAATCTATTAAAAATTGAATATCTTTAAAATTACCTTCTTTAAATTGTTTTAAAGCTTCTGTAACATTTTCATTAGATGTACCAGGATTTTCATTAATCTCAAAACCAACTTCAGTTCCTATTTTATTAACAGGATTTCTTTCAAATTTTAATCCTTTAGAAAATTGTTGTTTAATCCAATCAAAAACTTCACCAATACTTCTATTGTAACTAATAAGTTTAACACCTTTACCTTGTGTTGGATTTATTAATTTAGCTTCCTTATCATCTTGTTCTGTTGTATTTTCACCTGTTTGAGGAGTTAATTCATCAGATATATCAGAACCTTCTGTAGATGTTATATCTATCTTAGAAGTACCGTTAAAAGTAACATCGTTATTTTTAGCATCTGCTATAGTTCCAGCTTCTTCAGCTTCTTTAATTACTTTTAATTCAGATTTCTTTTTATCAGCTTTTTGTTCTATTACTGTATCTGCTGGAGTATTTGTTTTAGGAAGATTATTTAATTCTTCTGGAGTTGTTGCATTATCTACAGTTTGAGAAGCTTGGTTTATAACTGCTTCATTTTCGGGATTAGCTTCTTCTCTTAATTTATTATTTTCTTTAACTTTTTTATTAAAAGATTCATTAACTTTTTCATCATTCCAGATTTCATTATTAATAATATTATTAATTTTAGATAAATTTTTATTTATTTCATCAATTTGGTCATTTAATAATTTAATTCTTGGATCAACAGATTTTCTATTAAACTTATAAATTTCTTCATCTTTTCCTTCTATATAATTAGGATTTAATTCTGTAGAAAGTTCTGTAGTATCTAAATCTTTTAATAATTTAGTTTTTTGAGTATTTAACTTTTTAAGTTCACTTTTTTGAAAATATTCTGAACCTTTAAGATTAATATATATATCTCCTAATGTATTATAATAATCTGTAATATCTTGAGCAGTTGCATTAGGATTATTAATATTAATTAAACTCTTACTAAAATCTTTATAAGAATTTAATTGATCTTGCATATAAGTAGCTTGTTCAATTATTTTACCTTTTAAAGCTTTAGCATCTTCATTTTCAGCAATTTCTTGAGTTTTCAAAGTTGTATCTAGATATTGAGATAAAGCTTGAATACCTAATTCACCTTTATTAATAAATGGTGTAATAAGTTGACTAATAGCTTCATTTTTGAGAGTTTGAATAACTTGTGTATTATCCTCTTGAATAGCTTGGTCAAATAATTGACTTTGTTTTTCTGTGAAATCTAAAGCTTTAGCTACATCTCTTACTTTTACAGGATCATATTGAGGTTTATTATTATAATTATAAATAATATCACCATTTTCATCTCTTTTATAAACATCTGTTTCATTAATTTTATTAAATACACCAACTTTTTCTTCAGCTAAACTAAGTACACTTTGGGTTTCTTTACGTGTTGCTATATCAGATTTACCACCTTGATAAGCTGACATACCACCTCCTAAAAATCCACCTAAAAAAATAGCCTTTTGACCTTCTGTTGTATTTAAAGTATCAATGTAACTAGAAACTAATTCGGAAACATTAAAATCTTGAGACATATTATCAGTTAATTCACCACGTTTAGCTTTATTTGAAAACATAGTTTCAACTGTAGATTGTGAACCTTCTTCTAGAAATCCTTCAGAACCTAAAGCACCTAATACATTTTTACCTCTATTACCAATTTTAGCCATCAGCGATGGTGTATCTTTAACTAATTGACTACCCACACCTTTACCCCAAATCATTTTAGTTTGAATTGCATTTGGAACTAAAAGTATAGCTAAATTTGATACAAATACATCTCTACCTAATTTAGCCTTTTGAGTTTGTAATTGTTCGTACTGTTGTTGGTTTATTTCACCAGAAGCTAATTTTCTATCTATATCTTTTTGAAAACTTTCCATAGCTGAACCAGCTTCAGAACCAGATTCAAATAAAGTATTACCCATTGTAATACCAGCCATATCTATTTTATTAGCATTGATACCTAAACCTTCTAAAGTTCTTACAGCACCTGCTAATTTAGCTTCACCGTTTACCATAGATAAACCTTTGGCTGTAGTACCTAATATTTTTTGACCAAAATTAAGACTTTTTAAAACTGCTCCAGGTGCAAACATAGATGCTATAAATCCTATACCATCAGCACCTTCTGTAGCCCAGAAATCTATAGAACTAATATTATCCCATAAATTCCCTTCACTTACAGCTTTTTTTACATATACAGGTAATAATTCAGCATTAATATCTTCATTAAATTGTGATATAGATTTAACCCATTGATTATTAAACGCAGTTTCCCAACCTTCACCTTCTTTTGCAAAAGGTGCAGCAAGGATACCACCAACTACTCCAGGCATTTTAGCAATTTCAGATACTGCTTTTGTACCAATTCTTCCAATACCTGCTCCAACTTTAGCTAAATTAGATTGAGATTGAGCTCTATTTTCATTAATCGAACCTATTGGATCTAATTCATTAAATTGAGCGTCAAAATTAAAATTTTCATCATATGAAGATTTACCAAATCCAGTATTATAATATAAATTATTGGAATAAGCTTTTCCTAATTTATCAAACGAACTCTTAGTAGCTGGTTTTTCAAACGAACTTTTACGAATTGGTAAGTTTTCTTCTTCTTCCATAATTATTGTTTATATAAATTATTATAATCGTTTAATATATTTTCTTGAAATTCTGAATCGGGTATATTTTTAACATCTATACTTTGACCTTGACTATTAGTATAAGACATATCATAAGTATTTTTATTTTTATTATACTTAACTTCTACATTTTTCATACCATAAGCATTAAATAGTTCTCCTTTAATAGGATGATAAATTCCAGGTTGAACATCTGCAATTTTACTAATACCACTTATAACTTCCATTGCTTTATATTGAGGAGTTTTAAAATCATCAGCACCTCTACTAACATAAACAGTTTTAGCTTCACCAGTTTCTTTATCAATTAAAATACCTGTTCTAGCTCCAATATTTTGTTTTGGATTTGTAAATAAACCTTTATCTTTATTACCAATTTGAGATTTAGGTGTCATATCACCATTATATGTAAAAGTATATTTACCTAATTGATTTTTATCAATTTTATTACCTTCTTCATCAACTACATCATAAGCACCTCTTAAAGCTCTTTCCATTATTAAATTAGATGCGGCATTTTTATCTTTAACATTTTCTTTACTAGCAAATAATAATTCACTAGGTTTAGAATTTGCATCTACGTATCTATTTTGAACTGTAACATCTTTATTTTCATTTAAATATTTTTTAACAGCATCTTGAACTTTTTGACTTTTTAAATCAGTTCCTAAATTATTTGTTCTTGCAACTTGTTTTGCTAAAAGTTTATATCCTGGAGAATTTAAAGTTTGATTAATAAGAGCTGTACCTTGAAGAGAAGGAACACCTTGAGAAGATGCTCCACCAGTTCCACCAGAATATACTCCTGACCATCTATTAGAACTACCACCATTTAAACCATCTAATAAATCTGAATTTTTAGTAATATTAACACCTTCAACATTTACAGCTTCTAAATCTGAAGGGGAATCTCCTTCTTTATTTTCTCTAGGTGTAATATATTGAGCATTTTCACTTCTATTATCTACAACTTTATTAGATAACATACTATTAATACCTGAAGTTAATTGATTATATATATTTTTAGTATTTTCACCTTCAAATTTAATTGAATCTTGCCACTCTTTACCTATTAATTTTTGATTAATAAGATTTTGTGCAGCTTGTAAATTAGGTTTATTAGAAGTTTCAACTCTTCTACCACTTTGATCTACCATAACCATACTTCCATCTGGTCTTGTATCAAATCTATAACCAGATGCTCTCATTTCACCAACTACTTGTTCTCCTAATAAACTATGAACATCTTTAAGTACATCCATTACTTCAACTTTTTTAGGAGCTCCAAATTGATCTATATTAGATATTTTATCACCTTCAAAACCTGTATATTGTTTAGAAAAAGTATCCCAATTAGCTAAAGCTCGTTCTCTAGACCAACCTTTATTTTTTTGAGCATCTTCTAAATAATCATTAAGATTTTTAGTATAAATTTGTTTTGCAGCATTAATTTGACCTAATTTACCTGTTGGTGACATTAAGTTTTGATATTCTCTATTAAGTGCTAAAAAATCTCCTTGTGTATTTGGATTAACACCTTCTCTACTTAATAATTCAGCTTGAGATGTTAATTTATTTTCTATATCAGATTTATATTTTAATGCTTCATTTAAATGAACATCTAATGGATCAACTTTAGCTAAACCTTGTTTTAATAACTCTTGTTGAGCTAATAATTGGTCATGTTTTTGTCGTTGCATTAACGGCGTCATCATTACCTCTTGTAAACTTAGCGGATTAAATTCTGAAGGAGTTATTTGACTATATCTATTTGCCATATTATTTTTTATTTTTTATTAAATAACCACCTAATGCTTTTTTAGTTGTATTATCAGTTAATATTCCCGCTTTTCTAGCTGCTTCCGCAGTTTGTTCAGGTGTTGCATCAGGATTCATTTTTTGATATTCACCAAGCCAACTATAACCTGTTGTAGTTTTAGCAATTTTTTTATAAATTTCTTCTTTACCAACATTACCTATATCATTACCAAGTTGACCAATTAATTTAGATTTTTGAGTATCATAATTTCCTTTATCTCTAGCATTAATATCTTTTTCAGTATTAGATTGATTTAAATTAACTTGGTCTACACCTAAATTAAATGTTTGAGCTCTATCATTAGTAGCTCTATTTTGAGCCGCAGCTTGACCATAAGCATCTGATAATGCTTTAGTACGTTCTAATTGAGAACCTATAATAGAAGATCTTAATTGACCTTGTGATGCACCAGATTGACCTATAGCATTAACTGAATTATTCATAGTTTGGTTTGCAATATTTTGTAATTGTGCTTCATCTACATATTCAGGTTTATAACGATTTGATAATCTATCTAATCTTTCACCTTGAGGTTTTTTAAGTTGCGCTAATTGTAAAGCATTTGCTGCAATTGGAGCATATCTTGCTAAATTACCAAGATTATCATTTACAGTAGTTCCAACTTTTTCAGCATTATATTTTAATACATCTAAATTAGAAGGTCCTGGAGTAAATTGTCTATTTGCATTTGAAATATCTACTATTGGTTGTGTAGCTATTGTATAAGGTACAGTTGTTCCAGCAGGTTTTAATTCGTTTACTAATCCTAAACTTGGTGTCATACTATTTGGTTGTACAACAGATCCAGGATTAGTCATAAAAAATGGTTTATTTTTGTCATACCAACCACCATCTTCCATTTTTTTCATTTTACCACCACAACCCAATTGTTCAATAGGTTGTAAAGTTTGTGTACTTAAATTACGTCTATATTGTTGACCTTGTGGTGATTTCATATATGTATCATAACCTCCTTGATTAACAAACTCTCTATTTACATTTGGATTAAATCCAGCATCACCAGGTTTTTTACCATAATATAAATAATGACCTTGTTCACCAGTTGAACCGTGTTGTACACCACCTTGTTCTCCTATTGCATATCTAAATCTATCTGATTGAGAAATAGGTTTAACACCTGATATAATTGGAGTATTTATTAAAGCATCTGTTGTAATTTTTGTAGGAGGGTCTATTGGACCACCAAAAGCATATTGATCTGAATATTTTCTATTTGTATTTAATGCAAAATTATTTGAATTTTGTAAAGCAGCTTTATCTGCTTTTTTAGCACCTAATAATCCTACACCAGCTCCTACTAAAGCTCCTATTCCCGCACCAGCAGGTCCAAAAACCATACCAGCTTGTGCTCCTTTTAAAGCACTACTTCCTATCATACCTACTTTATCAACTTCTGCTGAAGCCGCTAAACCATTAATATTTTGTGCAGGTTTACCAAATGCTGTCATACCTAAATCTAAAGCAGTTGTTGCTACACCTAATCCAGCGCCTAAAGCGTTGGTTTTTTGGTCAGCAATAGCTTCTTCACCAAAACCTTGACCTATTGTACTATCTGCAAATCCACCAAATGCCATTTGAGATTGTTTCATTTCAGGCTCTTGAGGTTTCATAGCTTCCTGAGCTTCTGCAATTTTAGATAACATTCCATTTTTAGTAGATTGTGAAATTTTATCATTTCTACCTTTAAATTTAGTATCTATATATTTAGTAGCATCTGCAACAGATTTACCAGCTAAAGATTTAGGTAAATTATATCGAGATATTATTCCTTCATCCAAAAATATTCTATTACTGTAAACAAAGTTATTTTTAAGAGTCTCACCTTGTTCAACTGAAGCATTATCTCCAATTTTTATACCTCCATTTGGATTCTGAGAATGCAATCCGCCTTCGTCAAATCTTGTTAATTTATTATTGTTGTTCATAATCTTTTAAATATATTATTGTTGTTTTATTTGGGTGGACATTATTTAAATAACTTGATAAAAGTTTCATTTTTATATTTATATCTAAAGCACATTCAGTAATTGAAGTCCATATTTTACCACTTTTTGTGCAAATTACAGATTTAGCTAAACCATTTTTACCTAGCTTTCTAGAATTTGACATTTTAAGTTTTGTTTCTTCTGACATATTAAGTGCAATTTTAGACATTTTTAGTTTACTTTCTTCAGAACGTTTTTTACCTTTATTTATATTACTTAATAATTTTTTAGTTTCTTCTGTTCGTATTTTACCTTTATTTCCTTTAGATATTTTTAATTTAGTTTCTTCGCTCATTTTTCCTGAATTATCACCATATCCTTGCAATTTACAATTAAGTCCTTTTTTAGGATTTATACAATCATAATATTCTTGATAATATCGCTCTTTTTTATTAAGTAATTCAATATCACATTCTTCAATTACTTCAAATGTATGATTTACAGTACCGTATTTTAAAAAAGATCTATTTAATAATATTTGAGAGTTTGATTGTTTTAAATTTTTATAGTAATATAACCTTCGTTCTAAGTTAATACTTTGACCGATATATACTTTTCCATTAGGGTTTGTTATCTTATAAATTCCTATCATTATAATTTATTTTTGTTATACTACAAAAATAATCTTTTTTTATTAAATTTCCTAACATTTTATTACTTCTTTTATAATCAAAAAAAGGTATAGATTATATTTTTTAAAATATTATCTATACCTTTATGTTATTTTTTACACAGAATATAAAATTATCACATCGTGTAATATTAATTTATAATTAGAAGTATTATCAAATTGTAATACTAATTTAATCCAAGGGTTTCTAATTCTTTCTCTAGAACCTTGATTACGAGGTAAAATAGCATTCCAATCTCTAAACTTTCTTCTAAGATTTGAATTTCTACCTACAGTTAATGGTATTAAACCAGAATCTTGATATTCACTATAAAGTCTAACTTTAGTTAATGTTTTATCAGGTTGGTCAATATCATTTAGATATACTTCAGATTTATACATTATATTATCAAATACTGTATCTAAATCAGCTTCAGGATTAACATTTAATATAATATATGATGAATAATTTATTCCATAAAAATTATTATAATTTCCTGCATATTGACGATATAATGACTTTAAATTAGGATTAGTTGTAATAAAATACTGCCCTTTACTAATATACATACTTGGTAAATAATCATAGAATGATATAAACTGATTACGTAATTCATTATATGAAATAGTAAAAGGAGTTC